GTAAGGTCCAAGTTTCGTATCGATACAACTCTGTGTTGATCCGAACTCTACTTGGCGCATAAGCACCTTTACAAAAGGTGTGCATGGCAAGAGACGCCTGCTCGCTTCTAGTTACCGGTATCTCAAGCCGGTCAGGCGAGAAAAGACCGCAGCTGGTGTTCCAATATCCAGCTTTGTGAAGGTTGTTTCCAACCTCTACAAATCTTACGACGGTCTCAGGCTTTCGCACTTCGTAGTCCAAGTCACGAATATAGACTGGTGAAACATCAATGCCGTTAAAAGCATCAATGCCACAACTCTCTCTGAATATACATCCAGGGATAGTTGCACCATGTGACTTGTCCACGTTAACCTTAAGCCCCCACAATTGAAGGGCTTTGGTTACTGGCTCATATATTTCTGTCGGTATGATGATATCATCACCATAGACAGTAATATACTGTGACACTTCCTTAACAGATGCCCTAGTAACGGGTATCTGTTTCTCAGAATGCCATACTGCTACGCAAATTGCGTAGTAGCATAGCGACTGAACTGGAAACGTTACAGCCGAACCCTGATGAGAAAACTTTCTCATCTTACCGTGTATCTTCTTTCGCTTCTTCGAACCATTGATTTGGTCCTTAAAGTCGATAGAGTACGTAAGCGCACGACAAGCCGATAAGGCTTGAAGTATGCTAAGGTTAGATGAAAAGAGTTCCTCAACCAGTGTACAAGACAACAAATCGCTCGCAGACGAAAGATCGATTGTGGCAAGAGAGCCATCAATTGAACCTTTCAGAGCAGCAGATTGTGACTTAGTTTGGTCATGTATAGTAACAGAACCAAACGTCACAGAGGTTAGATGATTCGCAATGAATCGCCTAACAGCTTGTTGACAGTACATCCTTGATGTAGACTCACTGCCAATAATCCTGGGACCTTTCAAAGTCTTAGGAACGGCTATGATCTTGACAGGATAGTCTCTCGTAGAGAGACTGCTGTCTAAATCATATGAAGAGTAATTCAACATTCCAAATTCGGAATAGGGGAATACACTCTCCAAACGAGTAGACCAACTAGGGAAATCATAGCGATCTCCCCACTTGGCATCCGATGTTGCACCACTTCCGTGGGATGGCATCAGATCATCAAGAGTGAGTAGTGGAAAAGACGTCGAAAGCAAACGAAACACAGATGCCATAGATCTCTCTAATGAACACCTGTTATTGCAATCGACCGTACTGCCGAAATTTTCGGCAATTCTCATTGTTTGCTCCTCTATCGAGTTGCCAGCTTTGAGAACGTTAGGGTCTTCATACACACCATTACTGGTGACGTATTGGACTCTAGGGTACGATAAATCTGTCGGATCAGTCCAAATATTGAACTTTCCTTCAGAAACAGTCTCATCAAGATGCTTGAAATCTTCAAGCGCCTGATTAGTTACTTCCACCTCACAATCACGAACAATTTTCTTAAACATCAGCAAGTTTTGCCGGATGTACAAGATAATTGTCGGATCAGGTTCGGACACGACTTTGCCGTCCTCGTTATACAGTTTCACAAATAGTTCGTGAAACAAGCGAGGAAGATTAGACTTGGGCAACCGCCCAAGGCTTAGTCTCAGTGTCGATAGGCATACATAGCCATCCGACAAACTGCGGTCGACCAATTTCGCGGCACTCGGGAAGTCTTGGTAGACTACCCGTAAACCACGTGTATTGACCAAAGTCGCTATCTGAGAGAGGTTCCGTGAGGAACCTTCCTTCGATAGGCCAGCATACACAGATTGATCTTGTAAAATCTCTCTGTACGTGCGTAGGATGAGTTTGACTTCCTTTTTCATGATAGGTACCTTTCGGGTATGTATTCATGGAAGGCTCGCCAAACACAACAGAACCAACAATCATCGATAGTATGACGATTGTTAACATTATGCGAAGCATGATGTTATACCTCCTTAGGGAGTCAGATGACTCTTTTAGGAAGCCCGATCGGCAATTGCTGTAATGTTTGCAGCAATAAAGGTGCCGAGAGCGCCAGACAAGTTAGCCACTTTCGTGGAATCTTGTTTGCCATTCTCAGATACGATGCGTTCGAAAACGCGATTCTTATCTGTCAGGACCCCGTCTACATAGTCGTAACTCCAAAGAGTAACGACGTGTGCCTCACCCTTCCCATTTACGGGAAGCGTATGGCCGATTTGCAATTGCAAATCGAGAGCAGCGCTGCGATAGAAGAACTCCGAAGAGTAATTCGATTCGCGAACGCGAGCGAGGGTGTATGGTGTGCCATTATAAGTAATGGTGATTGTGTTGTCGAGCATGGAAGTTGTCCCCTTTCAAGAGGATATGTGCAACTCTTAGTGGTTGCGTTGACTCGATGTGGTTTATTCCACATCGATTGCGGCTTATCGCCGTCTGGAATCAGTAAATCAGTTACGTATAGCGGCGTGCTTGTTTGTTATTGCAAGCGACGACAAAATACCCAACTGGTATCCTGATAACAAAGGCATTTCAAATGCTGGCCAGGCGTAAGGTATAGGCCGTACGTGTCTCAGTTTCCTTGTATTCATAAAGGTAACTGAAGAAGGTCCACTTATACCGTCACGAATCTTCGTGATAGGTACAGTAGCAACGTAAGTTGTCTCATGCATGATGTTTAAATCACGATATGAGAACCTGACACGTCCACGCGTAGAATTGATGATATCACCAAAGTTGGTGAACCAGTCAATTAGCCATGAGAACGGGAAGGCATTCCAAGCCGTATCTAAATTTAGATACAGCCCAAATGTTATATCCCTAACAAGCTTGTCGTAGTCCTCTGCCTTCGCAGGCAGCGGGTCGTCAAGTTTGACTTTCATGGTGTACCATGCTTTCTCAGTCCGCTTAGCTTCAACTTGTGTGTTGATATACACAAGGAGAGACTTACCAGCAATCGCAGGTCGGGCATAATTGGAAGTTCCAGTTATGTACGGCACGGATTGTGTGGAGGAAGACAAGCTTCTTTTAAGCTTAGTTCCTGCGGCAGCCTTACGCAAGTTATTGTTAGTCTTCTCTTGCAAACGAGCAAAAGAATATAACTTTAACAAGTCGTCGACCATGGGTTTTAACCCAAAGTTGTAGGCCAGGTTATACTGACCTAAGGCTGGTAAGATAGCATTCGCTCTATCCTGACTCGGAGTTTGTCTCAGAGTAGCAAAGAGCGTGCGAGTCTGCTTAATCAACTGTGGCAGGTCCCTAAGTTCAAACAAGAACAAAGGAACATCGATCTGCGCACTATTTGGATTGGCATTGGAAAGTGCCTTTCCTGCAAGAATTTCCCAGTTGGGAAGATTTGCAAAATCAGTTGACATAGCATAAGTTGGTCCAGGAAGATTAAGGTGACAGTTCTCAATTGAGAAGTACTCACCATTAGGCTCCCACTCCCTCATCACCGAAGCATTGTAAATAGGCTTTGGTGTTATCGAAAACTTCGTAGAACTGAAGTTTGAATCGATAAAGGGTATACCGTGATAATCAGCGCAGAACTTGCTCTGATATCGATGAGACGGACAATTATGATTGCCTGCTTTCATCTTCATACCATAGATATGGCGATAATTAGCGCCAAGTCCAGTGTATGCCCCGGTATAAGACCGCTCGCGATACGTACGTGACAAAGAAATGTCCTTGTAAATAGAGGACCGAAATGGACACCGAAGTGCTGACCCCTCGAAAGAGGGG